GTTCGACATTGCCGCCGATGAGTTTATGGACAGCAAGTGGAGTGGGCAGGTAGGCAATCGAGCAGTAGAGGTCACCGAGATGATCCGTACAGGTGAGTACCAGTAATGCCCCTTCAGAAATATTTATTTAACCCAGGCATTAACAAGGAAGGCACTGACTACACTGCTGAAGGCGGTTGGTTTGATTCTAATCTTGTTAGGTTTCGTAAAGGGTTCCCCGAAAAGATAGGTGGTTGGGTTAAGTATTTAACTGAATCATACAACGGTACAGGCAGAAAGCTTCTGGGCTGGGTTGCCTTAGATGGAACAAGGCTTCTTGGCGTTGGCACAAGAACAAAGCTTTATATTCAGTCAGGCGCTTCTTTTGACGATAGAACACCTATCCGTGCCACGACAACCAACGGCATTGTTTTCGCAGCTACTAATGGCTCTTCTATTATTACTGCAACTGATGACGCTCATGGCGCTTCTAAAGGGGACTTCGTCACCATATCTGGCGCAGCCTCATTGGGTGGTTTAATAACGGCAGCAGTACTTAATCAAGAGTATCAGATTGCAACTGTTCCATCTGTTGATACCTATACGTTTACCGCCAAGGACACGGCTGGAGACACAGTCACAGCAAACTCTTCTGATAGCGGTAACGGTGGCAGCGGTGTAGACGGCGCTTACCAGATATCTCCAGGCTTAGATGTGTTTGTAGATGGTACTGGTTGGGGCGCAAGCGCGTGGGGTGACGGAACCTTCGGGTCTAGTAGCGCAATTGGTTCTAATAACCAACTACGTTTATGGTCCATGGACAGCTTTGGTGAGGATCTAATTGCTTGCCCTCGTGGAGGCAGCATTTACTACTGGGACTATTCAAACTATAGCACTCGCGCTGTAGCCCTAGCAGATTTGAGTGGGGCTAACTTAGCACCAACGCTTGGCCTGCAGGTGTTGGTATCTGATGTTGATCGACACGTTGTTGTACTTGGCGCAGACCCAATTAACTCTTCTGCATCTGGCAGGACTGGAGCAATAGACCCACTGCTTGTCGCCTTCTCTGACCAAGAGAACGCTGCAGAGTGGGAGCCACTATCTACCAATACAGCAGGATCTCTTAGATGTTCCGCTGGATCACAGATTATTGGCGGCCTTCGTGCCAGACAAGAGACTTTGATTTGGACTGACGTTGCGCTGTATAGCCTTCAGTTTATTGGCGCGCCACTTACCTTTGGCCTTACTCTTGTTAACGAAGGCGTGAGTTTGATTAGCCCTAACGCCCCTGTAAATACACCTTCAGGTATATTCTGGATGGATAAGAAAGGCTTCTATTCTTATCAAGGCGCTGTTCAACCTGTCCCTTGTAGTGTTCATTCGTATGTCTTTGATGACTTAAACGAAGGCCAATCATTTCAAGTCTTTGGATTTCTTAACAAGCAGTTTAATGAAGTAGGCTGGTTCTATTGCTCTGGATCTTCAGACGTTATAGATAGATATGTTACCTATAGCTATGTAGATCAAACTTGGTCTATAGGCCAGTTGTCTAGAACAGCATGGTTAGATGAGGGCATTGTTTCGTTCCCAAGAGCGGCAGGCAGTGACAGTTCTGTCAACTACATCTACTCTCACGAGACTGGGTTTGATGATGACGGCGCACCAATGGACAACGTGTTTATAGAAAGTGCTGACTTTGATATTGGTGATGGGCAAGACTTTCAGTTTATCAAGAGAGCCATACCAGACGTTAAGTTCACTGGGGACTCAGGCGGCACACAAACAATTAACTTTGTTCTTAAGGCTAGGAACTATCCAGGTCAATCATTGACCACGGACCAGACAACTTCCTTTACAGGAACAACCACCAAGATTGATACTCGCGCTAGGGGTCGGCAAGCGGCTGTGCGTTTTGAGTCAGATGATGATGCCAGTACTGGTGATCGCTTAGGTGTAGGATTTAGAATTGGTGCAACAAGATTAGATCTTCAGCCTAATGGTAGACGATGAGCAAGCTCTTACAAGGTAGACTGCCCTTTGCTCCTATGGCGCAGAACGTAGATAGCAATACGTTTAATAAGGCTGTGCGGTTGCTAGAGATAAGTTTGGATTCTTTTAACCCAGACTCTACGCCGCAATTCACCAGGGAGAACAGAGATGTTCTTAAGTTTAATACTGGTGATATTATTTGGAATGTCTCTATCAACACACTTCAGGTGTACGATGGAGATCAGTGGATAAGTTTGTCACAAGAACTGCCGTATACAACTAACCCTTTAGAAGCTACGGGCAAGGTCGGAACAGTTCAAGTTATTAATAAAGGCGCAATAGTAGTGAGTGTTGGTAGATGACTAAATTATGTGCGAGAGGAAAGGCTGCAGCTAAACGAAAGTTTGATGTGTACCCGTCAGCCTACGCTAATGCGTATGCCAGCAAGATCTGTGCGGGTAAGATTAAAGATCCATCTGGTAAAAAAAGAAAAGACTTTAAGGGTCCAAAGCCTAAGACTAGTGGCACATCATCTGCTGCTAAAAGAGTTCGCACATCTCCTGCTTCTGCAAGAGGTAGAAGAAGAAATTTTAATGGTGGTGGATTTGTTGCCAAACGCGCTAGAGTTGCAGGTATAAAATGAGCCTTCAAGATTGGTTTGGTAAAGGCCCAAAGGGTGATTGGGTTGATATTGGAGCGCCAAAAGTAGACGGTAAGTTTCAAGCTTGCGGACGTTCAAGTACCAAAGGATCAAAGCGTAAGTACCCTAAATGCGTGCCTAGATCTAAAGCTAATAGTATGACCGCCTCGGAAAAAACTAGCGCAGTAAAGCGCAAAAGATCTAAGGCGCAAGGAGTAGGTGGTAAACCTACCAATGTTAAGACGCTTGCCCGTGATGGTGGTTTAATTGATAAAAGAAACCATCGAGGTTGTGGCGCTGTAATGTCTGGCAGGCGTAAGAAGACAAGGTACTCCTGATGTTTAAGCGATACGCAGAAGAGTTCAAAAATGGCGGAGCCGTAAATAAAAGGCGGCGTGAAAAGCCTATACGCAAGACTACCAAAGGCAAGTCTGCCAATTACCTGCCCACCAAATCAGGCGCAGGCATGACGGAAGCTGGCGTAAAAGCCTATCGCAAAGCTAATCCTGGTAGTAAACTCAAGACTGCGGTAACAGAAGATAAGCCAACAGGCAAGAGAGCAACAAGAAGAAAGTCTTATTGCGCTAGATCTGCAGGTCAGATGAAGAAGTTTCCTAAAGCGGCTAAGAATCCTAACTCTAGGCTGCGTCAAGCAAGGAAGCGTTGGAAATGTTAGATACAATTTATTATACGAACATGATGGGGTTATACGATGCCAACTAAAGTAGAAGGTAAAGAAATACAGGCGGTTGGATCAAAGTCTAGGGGTGTAACGTCTGACGTATATGACGAGGGCGAACTGTTTAGAAGAAGAGATGACCTGCAACAAAGAATGCCTAGCATAGGAAAAGGCACTGGATTTTTAGGCGGTGCTCGCAGCCCATATGCAGCGGCGCTTCAACCTCAAAGAATGGCCAACATGGATTATGCCAATTATGAGAAGAAAGGGCCGAATGTTGGTGGTCAACTAAGAGCGCCTATAGATAAAAACCGAGTGGTTGCTACTCCTACTCCTACTTCTACTTCTACTCCTTCTCCCACCCCCATCCCTACAACTACAACTTCAGATCCTGTTAATGAAAATGATAAGTTTTTAGCCGATATAAATAAAACCCGTATTGAAAATGGCATGCCGCCTTTTGAAACTTTTGAGGATTTTCAACTGGATCTTGGCATATTCGAGGGCATGGGCAGCATAGGAATGGCTGACGGTGGCATTGCTTCTCTTGAGCCTCAATACTTTGAGGGCGGTGGATTCGCTGCGATGATGCAAGGGCTTGGTAATAGGATGCAAGGAAAAACATCTGGAGGAGCGCCCACTGGGTTTACTCATTCTAAAGATCCTAATGTTGGCGTTGGTGGAGCGTCAGGCTCTGGAGATTTAGCTGGCAGATCTCCAGAGGAATTAATGAAAATAATTGCAGATCTTAAAGCTCAAATTTCAAGCGGTGGTGGTGCTGGCGGTATTGGAGATCTTGCCGGTCAAGCTCTATCGTTAAGCGGTGGTGATGCTTCTGGTGGCGGAGGCGTTGATCCCGCTATGGCTCAAGCTGCAGCCTCAATGGTTGGCGGCATGGCTAACGGTGGCACTGTTCAATACCCACGCATGAACGGACAGATTGCAGGTCCAGGTACAGAGCGATCAGACGATATACCAGCCATGCTTAGTGATGGCGAGTTTGTAGTGAACGCCAAAGCCTTGCGCGGTATTGGCAAGATGGATGGCGCTAATGGTAACAAGGAAGAACAAAGACGCAAAGGCGCGCAAATGATGTACGCCATGCAGCAGGCTGGTGAAAATCAGATGAGGAAACGTTAATGTCTTTTTTAGAAAACGAACAAGAGGTATCTGCTGGCGGAGTACCTGTGGCGCTTCCCCAAGCGCAGATGAATTACTCAGACCCGGCCATGGAGATGGCTTCAAGGAATATGCTTGCCGCATATTTTGGAGATCCATCAACTGGTGACCTAGGCATGATGGGGCAGCAAACCCCTATCCCCATACAACAGATCGCTGGTCTATCACCACAAGAGATTCAAGCCCGTAACTTAGCGGGTGGTCTTGGAGGATTTGGCGCGCAACTTGCTGAAGCTCAAGACATGTACCGTCAAGGCTCTCAAGGATTTGACCCCGCCACTTCTGGTTTATTTGCAGACCCACGCGCTCGTGCCTTATACGAGCAAAGTACCCGTGGGTATGACCCAAGCCAAGGTCAGCAGTTCATGGACCAAGACGCACGCCGCATGATGATGGATGCATCTGGTGATATTCGTGGCGCAGAGCAAGGCATGAGTCGAGAAGCTTTGATGGCGCAGCAAGGCATGAGCCAAGCAGGTATGGGCGCAGGCAGAGAATCTGCGCTTGGCCAACAACAAATTAGAGATGCTGCTGCAGGCATTGGTGGGCAGGCAGTTTCTGCACAAGCAGGCGCAATGGACGCAGCGCAACGCGCCAGAGCACAAACACAAATGGCTGGCAGAGATCTTAGATCTGCTGGACAGATGGGTCGCTCTACCGCCATGCAGGGCATAGCAGGACTAGCAGGTACAGGTGATGCATATGATCCATCGTCTGCCAGTAGTTTCATGGACCCGTACAACAGGGATGTAATTGACGCACAACAAGCTGAGATTGCGCGATTAGGTGAGAAGCAAAAGATTGCTGCTCGTGATCAAGCAGTTAAATCTGGTGGCTTTGGCGGTTCTCGCGGAGCCATTGCAGAGGCCGAGATAGGCCGCAACGTATTACAACAGCAAGCTAAGACCGGCGCAGAGTTGCGCTCACAAGGCTTCCAGCAAGCTCAACAGCAGGCTCAACAGTCGTTTGAGCAAGCGCAGGGACGTAGACAGCAGGCTGCACAAATGACTGGCTCTCTGGGTCAGGCAGGCGCTCAGACAGGTATATCTGCAGCGGGACAAGCAGGCACTCTAGGCTTGTCTGCAGAGCAAATGGCCCAACGTGGCGCGCTTGAAGGCGGCCAACTTGGTATGTCTGGTCAGATGAACCAAGGGCAACTTGCACAACAAGCTGCTCAGATGGGTATCTCTACTCAAGAACTACAAGGCAGACTTGCTCAACAAGGTGGCGCACTTGGTCTTCAGGCACAGCAAGGCATTGGCGGACTAGCAGGTCAACGCGCAGGCATTGGTCAGAACCTAGGTAGCCAGTTCCAATCTGCACAACAGCTTGGCTCTAATGTCTTCGGCAATCAAATGAATCGTATGCAAGGCGCAGCATCTGGCATGGGTGGACTTACCAACCAGCAGATGAGCAACGCTATGAACGCTTACCAAATGAGCGGTGCTAATCAAAGAGCAGGCGCGCAAGGTATTGCAGGATTAGGCCAGCAAGGATACAACATGCTTACAGGTCAGATTGGCACAATAGATAAACTTGGTGGAACTGGTAGAGGTATTCAGCAAGGCGGTCTTGACGCTCAGTATAAGGCTGGACTGTCGTTGTCTGATGAGCCTTACATGAGGCTTCAGCGTGGACAGCAATTGATCGCTGGCGCAAAAAACTTCATGCCTCAATATATAAGTGGGTTTGACACGCAGCAGCAAGGAACTACGGCTTATGAAACCGCCAGTGGCTTTGATCGAGGCAAAGCAATGTTAGGAAAAGCTAGTGAGTTGGGTGATATGGCAGCGGATGGGTTTAAAAAAGCAATGG